TTTATTAATTCATTCATATTGCAATTAGTCTGTTACTATTAAACCTTTATTTCTTAGCTCATTAATAGTATTGTCTTTTTGTGTTGTAATTGGAGCGTCTGGATCATAACCTTCTAATTTGTTTCGTACCCACTCTTGTAATTGCGCTAAATCACCGTTATATATAAATTCCGCTGGCTCCCTAAATTGTTCTTTCCTTGTTGCTTTAGTTGCGTCACCTTCTTTAACTTCTTGATCAGTAATACCGTAATCAAAGCTAACTGTAATTATATCTCCCGATTTAAGTAAATCAAAGTCTTTTCCAGCAGGTTCACTACCTTGATTACCTTGTTTTATATCAAAACTTACAACAGCACCATCATCATTAGTTATACCATCAAACATATTTACAAATCGTTCTTTGTTAATTTTTTCAGGGTTTTCACCAGTAACGAAATTAATTTGATTTAGTAATGTCCATTCGTCTCCTTGTTCGCTTAAAAAGTCTCTTAGTTCTTTAGCTTCTTTACCTTTTCTTGCATTAACTTTTTCTATATGTTGAGCCCATTTAAGTTTCATTTCTTCTGCAAATTCATCAGTTGGCTTTGGAGCACTTAACCTACTATTAACTAACTCTTGACCTATTTTACCATAGTAGTCTTTAACTTTCTCTTGTACGTATCTACTCATTGGCATATTTTTACCTCTGAGGTTTTCTGGCATTTGAAAATTAGAAATAAAGTTATTCATAGTTTCTGCTTCTTCTTTACTTAATCCTAATCTCTCTAACTCTGTTGGATCATTTTTTACTTTCTCAATAAAATCAGCATCTATGATAAAGTTACCATCGTTAAAATACTTTTCTTTGTATAACAATTTTCCTTTGTCTTCTCTACCTTTTAACATATCATAATTAACGCCGTTTTTTTGCAAATCATTTGCAGCTTGAGCTTCATAAATAGCTTGAAGACTTTTACTAATATCGCTATTATAAAAGTTAACAGGATTACCCTTATTATCTCTAAAACTATGATTCATGATAATATCTCTAATATCATCGTAGCTCATACCATTAAATAAAGTGTCTATATCTCTTGAGATCATACCAATATTTAATGATTGTTCTGTTGTAAAACCTCCTTTTCCATCTGATACTTGTGTATTTATTATGTATTTACTAAGATCCGCGCTTGAGAAATTATCAACAACTTTATTTACGTTTGTTTGTAGTTCTGGATTCTCTAAGTCAGGTTTTAATTTACTAAGTTCTTTCATTGATATACTTGTTCCGTCGCTAGCATAAATCATCATACCTTTACCTTTGACAAATTCTGTTTTATTATCAGGGTGCATAAACTTAACATAATCATCATATGATTCATTTTCTGTTTGCAAGCCAATCATATTTAAATCACCAAGATCATTATATAATGCAGCTTGTTCTTCTTTATATAATGATTTATCTGCAGCAAAATCCTCCATTATAGCTTTAGTTTTTTCTGCTTCCGCTCTTGCTTCTAATGAAGCACCGGTTGTTTCTGAACCGCTAGCCCAACCAGTTAATCTTGTTTTCTTTACATTACCATCTTTATCGTATTTTACTTTCTTTGTTATACCTCTTGATGCTAACCAATTTTGTCTATACTCTTCTACTAAAGCCTGCATATCACCGCTTTCACCTCTTAATACCTTATCCTCCATTTGAAATCCTTTTTCAGGATCATCTTTATCAATTAGAATTTTATTACCCTCACCATCTAGTTTAGGTACTTGTATTGTGCTACCATCTTTTTGATGTCCATGTAAACCATCTTTTAANTATATTGATGTAGCNTTATCCATGGCTTTTAAGAAATCAGCTTTTCTAGTTTCTACTTTTTCTTCTATTTTATTTAGATTATTTTGATGAATCATATTCCAACTCATCATTTGTTTACCCATATCTCTTGAGTAGTCTACAAATGGTTGTACGTATGGTGATTGTGTTGCACCCATACCTCTACCTGCGTAAGGGTTTCCTCTATAACTACCGTAATTTCCTTGATTTCTTGTTGCCATAATTTTTAACTTTTTAGCCCTATTCTGGACCTTTATCTAATAGTTTAGTTGCACCAAATGCTGCGCCTGCACCTAATAAATTACCAAGTCCACTAATCATTGCTTGTCTACCTGCTGCNGCCGCTTGATCAGCTGCTAGTTTTCTTTGTGAACTTATTTGTAATATATCTCTTCTTTTTCCAAACTCCATCAACCTTGATTCTCTTTCACCTTGTGCTAACATTCTTTCTCTATCAGCCGCTCCTTTAGCTGCTAACGCTTGGTTTCTAGCTTCTTGCTCTCCAATACTTGCTGATGCTTTTTGTAAATTAGTTGATTGCTGATTAGCCATCGCTTGTGCTAACGCTGCAATACCACTTGAACCNGCAGCNCCTCTCATTTGACCCATTGCTGTAGCCATACCAAGTTGCTGTTGTTCTGCTGTAAATTGTGCCGCTTGCTGATTTACAGTTAAATCTTCATATGTGTTTTGTATATTTCTAAATGGATTACTAGTGTCTATATCTCTAAACATTTTCATTTGATCTTGAAAGTCACGCTTAGCTGCTCTTGCATCTGCGTTTCTTTTTCTTTGTCCTATTAGACCACTTGCTATTCCAGTTAAACCCTGAACAGCTTGGGAAGCGGCCCCTATCATTGCTGTTACCATAGTATTGTCTTTGTTTTTTTCTTCATTAATAATTTCATCGTTACCTTTCTTGTTATTATTTTCTACAGAAAGATCTAGTTCTTTTATAATATCTTCTGGATCTGATTTACCTATAATAGAAAGATTACCAGTATTTAAGTATTTATTTTGTTGTCTTTTAGTTAAATTACCAAAACCCGCAGGTGATGCAGGAGTTGATGGAAGATATTTATTATTATCCTCAAACTCATCTATTCCCATCATGTAAAAGTTTTCACCAAATTTATTCATATCTACTATTTGCTATACACATATTACTATTACACATTATTTGCTAGATTCAAATATCTCAGATCCTACACTAAAAATCTCAGCGTACTCTTGACTATCGTTTCTCATTTCAACATCAGCGTAATAACCAGTTATAGACGTTAAATTCTTTCTATTATCTTTACTAAATAATATAAAAGAACTATTTGGTGGATTAGCTTGATTTTGATCTATCTCNCATGTTATTGTTTTTCCACTTATAGTTAATACTTTACCTATCTCTATAACTTCACCTGAGTNAAGATAATATACTATATCACCTACTTGAACTGAAACGTTAAGTGGATTATTAAATGTTATTGTTAATGTTCTTTTTGCCATATTTTTTAATTTTATAAGCAACTACAAGGACCACCAGGAGCTTGAGTGCAATTACTAGAGCATGCGCTTGCTACTGTACCTCCACCGCTAACAACTTGTGGAGTTGCAGATGAACAAACATTATATGATGTTCCATCGTAACCTGTAGTTAATACTGTACCGTTATCAGTAACGCTACCAGAACCTGAGCTGTTTAGCACAACGGTTACTTGTGTGCCACTTGAATAACTATTATATGTAAATGTTGCAGTATTGTTTGGAGCCGCATCATTAACTAGTGGGTAGCAATTAAACGTTAACCCTTGCGCTGCTATGTTAACAGCAACTGTAGCGTTTGCACTATCTTGATGTCCATCGTTTGCTTTAAATGTTATAGTATCAGCACCGTTAGCACTAGTACCATTTGGTGTATATGTAATAACACCTGTGCTACCATTTATAGTTACAGAACTTGCTTTAGTTGCACCACCATTTGTTCCTACTAAACTATAGGTTATAGTATCACCTTCAGCTGTTTGAACACTTTGAGATGCTGTTGTTAAAGCTACTGTTATATTTTTAGCGGTATTATTTGAAACCGCAATACCAGTCTGACTTTGACATATAGGGGCTTCGTTTAGTTTAACATAACTACTTATATCTAAAACTGAAATATTATTTACACTACCATGTGTTACTATATCTATACTTGCCACGATAGCTAATGATGTTTTAGCACCATTAAATGTATTTGTGATATCGTTAAATTCAATATCAAAACCATTCGTGTTTAAGTTAGTAAATAATGGAGCATCAGTTGTAGGTTGTGTTCCGTAAAATTTCATAGGTATACTGCCAGTAGGTGTAACNGTCCATGCTATAGAAACATTTTGCCCAGTTGTTGAGAAAACTTGATCTTCAACAACAACATTAGCTGCGCTTGTAATATTTAAGCTGGCATTAGAAGTTGATGAGCTAAATGTTTGTGTGGATGTACCATATTGATATGCTTTAAACGGATTACTTTGATTAAATGTATCTGCTATATCATCACTTATTATTTCATATGTATATTCTTTTGTAGTAGACGTAAGATTTTCAGTCACTGGAGCTTTACCAATAGCTCTTCCTGTAGAATCTATTGTGGCTTTTGTAAATTCATCACCTACTATATATGTTACGTTACCATCAGGGTCAGTTTGCTTAAGTTGAAGCTTAGCTCCTTCTTTACCAAAAACAGTTACAGTTCTTGAACTATCTCCTATTTTTTTAACCCTTTCACTTGGTGTATTTTCTACATCAGAGCCCCATCCCCAAGCTGTTATATTTACTGTAGGTGTATAGTTTGCAACAGCTCTTGCAAAGAATTTAATTTTTTCTGTTGATCCAACTGGTGGTACATCTTCAGCAGGAAATGTATAATAAACTCTAAATCTAGTTACAACGTGTTTGTTGTCAACTTTAGTTTCTGTTTTATCAACTCTATATCTTTCACCTGGTTCGTTATCAGCACCTAAAGTTGTTTCTATAAACTGACAATAAGGCGCGTCCTCAAAGTATGCTTCGTAAGTACCACTCCCATCATTTTTAGCATAAAAATATTTATCTATTATTAGCTTTTCTTCACCAAAAGTNCCTGATGAATTAGTTGCATCATATGCTACATTTGTTTGGTCGGTTTGCGCGTTACCATCTGATTCATCAACTAAATTAACTTCAGTATCGTAAGTTCCTGTTACAGAATATTTTTTCTCAACTCCCAAACCACCAATATTTACAGTTATAGTTTGATCACCACTTCCTGTAAAGTTTGCGCCACCTAATGTTATAACAGCCTTTATTCTTTCACCATCTTGTGATAATGTAATATTTGTAACACCAGTAGGATTTGACGCTGCGGTAAAATCAGCAAGTGTTAGTGTATAACCAGCTTTTGGTGTTATATATAAAGTTCTTGTTCCACTTAGTGTCGCGCTGTATGTATAACTAACGGTGTTTGTAGAAGGATATGTATGTGTTGCGCTTTGAAGTTCAGCAGTGTCTAGAGCATCAGTAGTAGTTAAGGCTAGTTTCACTGTTAAATTACCATGTGTCCTTGTTCCAGATATACTTGCCGCGTTATCTATACCTTGAACAGAAAACTCTTGAGTATCTAAGTTAGTTAAAGAAGTTGTATCTCCAATTATATTATTAAACCATATACCTTCTTTTTCTTTAAATTCATGAACTAATCCAGTTTGATCGTTAGTTGTTATTGAATTACAATACCAACCTTTAGTATTTGTAACTGTAAAGTCACTATTATCATCTTGCTTACCAGATGAAGGGCTAAGTTCTTTTAATCTTTCCACTGACAAACCAGTATATGAAGCACCACCAATTGTACCAGCGTACGTGTATTCTCTTGATTTTGTACCTTCATAATTTAATGTCTTAAATTGTTTTATAGTAGAAGGCGCGTCATTTAACACTGTAGTTATCGATGTTTCATAATCTTTTGTAGTATCATTTTGACCTGCCGATACATCGTAAAATTTATTTCTAACTGTATTGTCATGTGAAAACATATCGGCATTGTAAAATGAATAATACATTTTGTTTAATGAACAAGCTTGCTCTGGAACAAATGATTTAAAACTTGTCCAACCATCCACTCTTTCATCAAAACTAACTGTAATATCTTTGCTTTTTGTTTTAGAGGTATGTGTTACGTTGTAACACTGTTTATCTTCATCAAAACTTCCTATAATTAAATTAGAGGTAGGTAGGTTGTCACCAAAGTAAGATGTCATACCCTTTTCCGCTATATTTGTTAAACCATCTCTAGACAGCCTTAAAACAGCTCCTCGTGATTTGTCAGTAAAATATGCTCTAAATGCATAATCAGCAAACGATTCTGGGTTAGTACTAATACCAAACTCTCCAACGTATGGAACAGCTTGACCTAACACGTTTTCCGTTGCTGTTAAATTTATATTTCCATCAGCATTAAATAAAGCATCTTTATTTGCTAGTACTCTAACAACTTTATCTTCACATAACGTAATTAAATCAGTGTTTCTTGTATGTAGTTTTTGTATTGACCCGTACTCTGGATTTAAATCTTTAGTTATTTTTAAACCTTGTATAAATTGGTTTGTTTCATTAATACCAGACGTACTATTAAATATACCTGAATAAATTAAACCACTTGCTCTATTTTCTTCACTATATGGTAAAACGGCTGTGCTAGATACTTTAGGACCTTTATCAATCATAACTTGATTAAAATCGTCTCTTATTCTATTTGATTCTACACCATTACCATAACTGTAGCAATTATGATACGCAAAGTAAATCTCTTCACCAACAGTTTTGTTTTTAATATTAACAGTTTTACTATCAGCAACATTACCAACAACAGTTACACTAACAGCTCCACCATCTTTGTTTATTAATTTTAGCTGGGTACCATCTGTGATTGTATCTTTCTCATCCAGTGTTATTACTGTTCCATTTACAGCACTAATTTTTCTTAGCTTACCAGCAACTGTAGGTAATTGAGGTGACGTCGCATTAGGATTTAACTCTATGACTTCCGCATCAACTTCAATATATTGCTCATCAGTAACAGTATCAATATTAACTGGAATATTATCTGTTGCTTCGTAATATAAATCTAAATCTACTTCTTCCTTAGGTTCTGTTTCCCATATACCAGGATTATCTGACTTTTGAGTTTCATGGTCATCTATTGTTTGTTTTTTTAATATCTCAATAAAATCAGGTCCAAGTTTATTTCTTTTCGTACCATCACCAGCGCCAGATGTTNNCTTACCANTTGATGNTGAGATTGCAATATCACCAGCTGAATTACCCCAGTAAGCATCAGCGTTAATATTTTCCATGTTTTCAAATCCATCACTCCCATCAATACTTTCAAATTCTACGATCCAGGTTTGTATTGAATTCCAATTTTGCCTTAATGCTTTTCTTGTAGGGCAAGTTCCAAATTGATTTGAGTTTGGAGCCCCTCTACGGTAAGCTCTTTTAAATACACCATTTCTAATATATTTTGAAGCATCATCTTCATCAACAAAAGTTCCCGCGCCAGTTCTACACTCAGTAATTTTATATATTTTACTCTTATAAACAACATCATTAGTACCATTAGCATCAGAATCTTGATCAGATAAACCTACCACAAAACGTATGTATGCATCTTTTTTTAAAGCTTCTGTAAAACCATTTGTATTAATATGCTGATCTGGCATTTTTTCTTGAGAATCTCCACCTGGATAACCAGAAATATGAAATTTCATGTGGTTATTACCTACTTCCGGAGGTGCTTTTGTAACACCAGTGCTAACTCCTAAATACGTGCCTGGTGAACAATTAGTCTTTTCAGTTGCTGCATCATTAATGGTAAAGTTTATTGTATGATTACCTTTTGCGTANGCNTGANTATCTTGCCAGCAAAAAANAGCTGGTGATAAAAANNCNTTAGGTTCACCTTTTTTTTGTTCNGCCCAATGTTTTGAATTNTACNNTGTTAACCTACCTTGACTACCAACAGCGGGTTCAANGTCAGCGTATTTATAAGCTTCATCTCTAAATCTTTGTGTATGTGCTATTTTATATTCAACATCAGCTGAAGGCATTGTGTCAACAACGTTTTCTATAAAATCCTCATCTTTTCTTAATTTTACAAAAAATCTTCCTATGTATTCTTCTAGTATTTCTCTTTCTTTTTGTAATATATTTATTTTAAAAGATGATACGGAGCCAAATGTAATATTAGCAAACCCTTCATCATTAGCATCAAGCGCTTCTTTTAATGTTACAGAATATTTACTTAAATACGTTCCACTACCACTGATAACATCACCGGTTAAACCACCTTCTTCTATTTCATACTTTCTACTAGTNTATGTTTCATTTACATCACTTAATTCTATTTTATTACCNTGTTTAAATGCTGCCGCAAATTCTGGGTGTTCTACAGCACTTGGTCCAACAAACATAAATTTAATACCATCAACAACTGGTTTATCAGTACCACCACTTAATGTTTTTGCTTTTACCTGTGAAACAGAAGTGTCTTTTAATGCAACATACTCTGGTACATCATTAGATATATCCAATATTTTATATCGCATTTTTTTACTTGTAATTGCCTTATCAGTATTATGTTGTTTCTTTAAAATTAAAAAATCACCTTCTTGTACTTTGTTTCTTTCAGCTGAAGGAAAACTAACCCAAATATTACCATCTTCAGCATTATAGAATCTATCCATAATTAAATTATAATACTCATTAGCTGGATTTTTTATAAAAAACTTATAATGTGTTACCCATGAAGGTAAATCAGTTGCAACTCTTGCCATTATTTGATTAGACTTNTCANAATCTGTAACTGGTATNTTTATACCAATTTCACTATTAGTAAACACNGGCGTNTCTCTACCATATGTATCTTTTAANACAACACCAACTTGATAATCTCTTATAGATTTAATTGATTTTTCAGGCGTTAACAATGTTGTTATACTAGATGGTTGGTAATCAGCAAATATTCTTGGTTCTTGATCTTTTGGTATTGTGTAACCCTGTGTATAATTACCATATACTAATCTATTACCGGTTATTTCTTGTGCTAAAGCTTTCTTAGGAACATTATCCCAATGTCTAAGTAATTGATTTCCATCAATAACATGACTTATAATATCAGTATCTATCTCAAGGGATGTTTCATCATTTTTTAAAGTATCTACTAAATANACTAAATTACTNTTTGATTCTTTACATAGTATCTCAACCTCTATTACGTCAATTGGTTTTGGTGTAAAATTATTTAACTCTACTCTACGTAAATTATTAACCATNGATAAATTATAACCATTTTCCATATCATAATCAAACGCGCCAGGTTTAAAAGCAACCTCAGTAAAAGGTGAATAACANGAGTACTCACCATCTTTATATTTCCAACGATAAGCAAATCTTGCAAATTTAAATTCATATATTGGATCTCTTTCTACAAGAACAGCTTTCCAACTTGGAGTTGCAGTACCAACAATTTCAGCATAATCAACAGGTATAGATATAATTTTTATTTGTACTTCTGGATCACCAGCTGAAGCAGACATTTTAACAACCCTAGCAAAAATTTCAGGCTTATATTGCTCATTATCATTATCATAACTACCATCTGTTAATGTAAATTTAATTTTATCACCAGTTCTTCCTTTAAACGTAGCACTACTAACAGCTCTATTTATATCTCTCCACTCTGGTCTTCTATCAAATGTTACGGTATGAAAACTACCATCTCCAAAATTTTCAGGACCAGTACCAGGGTTATGTGCAAAAGCAAATTTAGGTATTGTAACTGGATTCGTACCTGTTCCAGCAGCTTCAACTCCATTAACTGGTGGTCTTATAGAAGTATATAATTCCATATTAGGAGCTGATATAGGTGACTTTTTAATAACAGTTATATTTTCTTCTGTAAAATGTTTTGTTGTATCTGTAGGATCTAACACATCAATTTTACTACCGATATATTGTGTATGCGTTACCATATCATGGCAGCCAGACATAAATATAGAAACATTAATTTTTTTAGGTTCAGTATCATTATCTGTCCAAAATAACATTACATTATTAATGTCTTCTTCTGCCCCTTTACCATCCGCTGGTAAAACATTTATTCCCGTAATTTTTGTGCTTGTTGTAAAGTTTAATATACCATTTTTATCTACTAATACAGGTCTGATAATTTTATACTTATCAGTGTATTGTAATATTAAACTTGTATTGGTAGGATTATCAGATGATTTTGTTGCTGATATAAACCAATATATAGAATTATTTTTATTGTCAACAATATGACCAACACACTTAGCTGTGTCATATCCAAATTTCGTTGTCCAACTAGTAGCTGCAACACCAGCTTCTGCGTTGTTGATAGATTTTGTTTTTTGCCAAGTAGTTCCAAGTAGGTTTTGTGCAGCGCCAACATTAGATCCTTCTGAAGTTACAATTTCAATGTTTTCTGCATCACGGTATTCGCCATCAGGTACTAGCCTCTCGTCTAGATCCTTATTCATACGACCTCTACTAAAATTATGTTTTAAATCCGGCATGTTTATTAATGTTTAATCCATTTAGACTTACCTCTCATAGCTTGAGCTAACTCTTCAGATTTTAAATTAAATAATCTTAATTTAGCTTTTCTTATTTCTGCAAATCTTTCTTTTTTAAATCTACGTACTAAATACTCTGGTGTATTAATTCTTGTTGACAATACAGCATGTGCGATATACTTATACATTGCTTCTTCAGCAAATTTATGTATTTTAATATCATCAGTATTAATACCATCACTTATGTAGTGTAACGTTACAACTTTATCAGATACATTTGATGTAAAATATATTCTTCCCCTATCATTGCTAATAAAGTATCCACCGTTAGCTTGCGCATTGTATGGCTCAATACCATATCTTCCACCTGAATTAGATTTTTCAAGTTCAGAATCTTTACTATCATCGTTATTTATAGAGCTATTTAGAACGTTAGCTCTGTATTTTTTCCATGACTCTGAATTTTCTGCTAAAGTTAGTTGGCCGTTGCTATCAAAAATGTAATTGTAATCACTATCTTGCAGTAAAGCTGAAGGATTACCAGTTTGTTTAATTGGATACATTATCTTTTCAATACCATTGTTATCAACCCAACATACTTTAGTATAATTAACATAGTCATGTGGTAATTTCATTGTGAGTGTTGCGGGAACTTCAATCTCTTGTGATTTTTCTGATCTTAATGTATCGTAGTTTAATTCTTGTACCGCTCTTTGTGCGTGAAAAGCAATATCAGTTCTACTAGCTTTTGCTATAATTTTTTCTTCACCTACATATGAAATTATAAANTTGTTTACAATATCATTTAGTTTTATAGATTGATAACTACCAAGCTCTCTATCCCAATCACCTAGTTCAACACTTACTGTAGCACCTGAAGTTGGAGCCGTTGTGAATGTTATAACGCCAGTTGATGCAACGTAAGAGTATGTTGATGCTGACTGTATAACGTTATTTATATAAATATTAAATTCACCTTCTTCTTTTGGTAACGGATCAAAGTTTGTTGTTGATAATGTAAATGTTGTTGCACTTCCATTACCTAAAAATGTTTGACTTCCTCTATAATATCCTTCGTTTGTTATTGTTTGATTAGCCATTTATTTATTGTTTTTCTTGTTGCGTTGTTTCAGTTTCTTCTTTATCACTTATCTGATATAAACCTGGATCTTTAATTGTTATACCAGCTAATTCTAATATTTTTACAACTAAATTAGTTTCTTCAGCTAAAGTTAGTTCAAAATTTGTACTTTTTGATGCGTTATATAATGCTTCGTTAGACGTAGCATTTATCATCTCATAACCCCATTTAACCTCACTTGGTTTTGCAACGTAATTAAATGTTACATTAGCCATAGTTAAAGTTGTTGGATATATTTTTATTATGTTGTCTGTTTTTCTTACATATATTGGCCTATCTGCATTTGGCTTTGTTAAGTTAGATCTTTCAAAGTACACTAGTTCATTTTTATTAACTAATTCTACTTCAACATCTAACGTGCCGTTTGCATAAAATACAGTACCTAATCTATAAACTGGATTTGGNGTAGCAGAACTTAATGTTATCTCATTGCCACTAACCGATCCAGATTGTTTCCACTTTTCAAATGGTGATATTTTTTCTCCTAATATATTTAACATATCAGAGTATTCAGTGTTATTACCATTTATTCTGTTAAATTGGTTAATATCATAAAAGTATTGCTCAAATATTTCTAGTTGAGCTTGGTTTGCTAATAAATTAAATTCTTGAGGGGTTATATAACCTCTTTGTTCTTTATTAGCTATTGTTAATACTCTTTGATATACTGTATCTACATTTACTGCCATAATTTCTTTTTTATATAGTGTAGTCACCTATAGAGATGACTACTCTATAAAGTGATTAATTATTTTAATCTTTTTTCTATATTTTTATATATTTCTAAACCTTCATCGGTTTTGAAAAATGCTGCTAGCGCAGAATATGGATGTTCATCAAAAGGAACAGTCATTACTCTTCTCTTGTTGCCCTTCCATTTAAATTCACGTTGATCTGGCGTTAATACTAATAACCCAGCTTCAACCGCTTTTATACCGAAATTTCTAAGCTCCACGTTTTCATCCTGTGCTAATTCCAAGAATAATTCAGGATTATTTTTAGCAAATAATAGTAAATCTCTTTTAACTTCTTTAGATGTCATTTGAGATACTCTACTACCTTCTTCTACTCTTAAAACTGCTTCAGCGTGTTCTATATCTAGATTTTTTGCTGCGTTTAGTGCTTGTATTTCTAATTCAATATCGACTAAATCATCTTTAGCTTTTTTCACAGGATCAAATTCTCTAAATAATTTATTAACCTGTGGATGATATAATGATAATAATTTCTGTAGAACTATTTTTGCTTTTGGAACAGTTAGTGTTCCGTTCCTAAAGACAATATGTCCCATTCTAGCATCTCCTTTAAACTCATCAACAAAAGGTGATTTTTGATTTTCTGTATATTTTAATTCTCTTTCTTCTTGTCTTTCTTCATCAAACCAATATATACCTCTTGCTTTAACGTGATAACTCAATGGAGTTGCGTTATTTCTTAATATATAAACCCTATCTTTTACAACCCAATCTTTTTCAAGGTTAGAAGATAGTTCTTTTTTTGTTTTTGTATTTTTCATAATATAATATAATTAAATAAGTTAAAAAAATAAAGTGCTAGGTGCCGAAGCACCTAACTCTTTATATAAGTTGTATTAGTTAAGTATTACGAAGTTATTAGCTCCTTGTACCACTAAACATCTTTCTGACAGATAATGTACTGCCATTTTATCAATATCACTAGTGACATTTGATCCAACAGAACCAGTAGTCCATGTTTTGAATCTTCTGTCATCAGCTGCAGACGATCTATATCTTACATGTAAGAATGGACGTCTTATATTTCTACCTAGAGTTTGGTCATAAACAGACGAAACACCTGCTGGTATGATAACACCTCTAACGTTTCCAGCAGTATCAGCTGTGAATCCGCCTGTAGCAGCATCATTTAAGTATTTCCAGTCAGACTTATAGAAGTCATAAGAACCTCTTCTAAATCCTTTGAAACCTAAATTCAATGCCATATCCATAGAGTTGTTGAATACACCATATGCTGATCCTGATCCAGCGCTTCCGCCGTCAAGACTTGCAAGCATATCATCAACTGCAAGAGATGAATCTCTACCTAAGTACATCATGTTTTCTTCAATAGCACCATTTTTATCAAATTCTTTAAGAATAAGATCAAATTCTGCTAAATCATTAGATGCACTTGAACCGTCAATTAAAGAAGCTTGGTGTCCTCTGTCTTTGATAGCTTTAAATAAACCTTCAGTTCCAGCAGGTACTGCAGCATTTGCTCCAGAAACACTTTTTTCTGCTTCAATCATTGCCATTTCTAAATAATCAGTAAATCTAGTTCTAGTATCACCTTCAGCTTTTAAATACCATAGGTAACCATTTTGACCATCTTCACCACCTACTTCAACCCAACCAATTTGAGAAGCATCAGATCCAGAGATTTGATACATATCTTTAATTATGATTGGCTTGTTGTTAAACTGTTTGAATTGTGGTTCAACAGCTTCAGTTTGTCCTGCAACGCCTTTTGCGAATTCAGAACCAAACACCATTACTTTAAGAGTTGTTTGATTTAATGCTATTCCAGCATTTACCAATGTATCGTGAGAATAAGGGTAAACCTGTATAAAATCAGCATCACTACCAATATTAATTTCTGCGACATAACATCTTATTGATTTGTCAGCATCTGATACTATAACAGTATCTCCAACTCTAATTGAATGAGCACCTTCACCAGTGCCATCAATTGAATTACCATCAGCATCTTCAGTAAGTTTTAATTTACCATCAGTACTTGCGTTGTGGTTAGCTACATAAGATAGATGTAATCTACCTTGTTCCGACCAAATAACTTGATCTGAGGTCATAGCTTCTTCAGCTCCAACCTTTTCAAGAAGACCTGAAATGCTTCTGTTACCAAAAACTTCAGCTTCTTTTTCTAATAAATCTGGTACATATTGTTGTGCCCATCCTGCAGTATCACTTGACGTAAAATCAATATAATTTGAGCTAAGTGTTGCTTTAATTGGATGTGGCCTTACACTGTACGGACTTGGACTTGTAATTGCCATTTTTTTTAATTTTTATAGTTAAACTTTAATTTTTAATTTTAAAACGAAGTTTATTAGAATCATCACCTAACGCCTTTACTTTTAGTCCACCAGCTTCAACAGTTCCTGTTTCTCTTGGTGACATGTCAACATTTTTAGCCTTTTGCATTGTTTCTTTTAATGCATCAGCTTTACCTTGTTGGTAAAAGTGATTAGCAACAGCATCTGAATTCATGGCTGTAAATATAGATTTATGATAAGCACCAGCGTCTTTCATCATATTGTTTTTATCTAAAAATTTAGAAACAAAATTATTAAGATCACTTTGAGTGTTCTTTACTGTATCTACATCATTAACATTAAACCTAAACCTTTTATCTCCTACGTTATATTCAAAACCTTTGAATTTAGTATCAAAAACATTATTTGTTTTTTCCATAAAAGTAAGTTTTTGTTTTTCAATTGCCTTTTGAGATTTTTCATTCTCCGTTGTGTAATTATGATAAAAATCAATAGCTTTTTGTTGTTCAGGCGTTAACTTAACACCACTTTTGATTTCATCATAGTAATTGGACTTCATTGTGTCCAGATGGCTTCTTGCATTGGCAACTTGCTCTTTAAAAGCCAATTTCTTTCTCTTGACATCAAGCGCTTCATCGACCTCTTCATCGTATGAAAACGAGTCTTCTATAAGAAAATTAATCTCCTCACCATTTAAATGTGGTTTTGTTTGATTGTAATATTGTCTTAATAGAGACATGTCATCTAACTTAGTGTAATCTTGATTTAATTTTACATAATCTTCAAGATCACCTCCAGTTTCATTCATAAAGTCTATAACTTTTTGAATATTTTCTGGTAAGTCTTGACCAGTTTTTTCTGCTTTATCTATAGTTTCCTCAACTGTTTCTTTAATTTCTTCAGCTTTATCTTCAACATCTTCATCAGTCGTTTCTTCTGTAATTTCCTCCAAAACTGGTTGTTCAGTTTCTTCTTTTTTATCTTCAACCTTTTCTTCTTCCACTTTCTCTTGAACTTCCTCAATAACTTTATCATCAGTTTTTTCTTTAGGTTGCTCTTTTTTAACTTCTTCTGGTTGTTGATTTTCTTTTACTTCTTTTTCTTCTTTTTCACTTTTATTTAAATCAACTTTTGTAACCCCATCGTCACTTCCAGTGTTAAGTTTTTTCATTTTAGGTTTTACTTTAACCTTCACTTCATCTCCCATAGGAGCTTTAATATCAGTAGCGTCTTTAGCCACTTCTTTCTTTTTATTAGCCATAATATAATATTATATAATTAAACATATTATCTAGGTTCAAATGAACCTAAATCAAAACCACTCATTGTATCATTTTCAGATTCAAATTTTTTAGGAGCGGCCTTGTTATTCCTTTGCTCTATTAATTCAGATTGCTGTGATGCTTGTATTCTAGTACGTTCATCTTTACGATCTTCCTTCATAGTTTCTTTGTTTTTCAGAGCATCAACTTCCATCTGTTTTAATTGCATGTTTAATTGAAACTCGTGATTCATTAAATCTTTTTTAAGTTGCGCTTCAGTTTGTAACTTTTGTAATTCCAATTGAGCATTAACTTGTTCTAACTGCGCTTTACTTTCTGTTATAGCTTGATTTTTTTGAACTTCAGCTTGAGCTGCCACTTGTTGCGCTTGTGCGTTAGCCTGCGATTGTTGTTGAATGTTTTGCTGTGCTATTTGTTGATCTCTTTGTATTTTCTTCTTTCTTCTTATTTTTAATACTTGATTAGCTAACTTTAAGTTTTTAATTTCTCGTATGTCAATAGCATCTTCTAATTCTATATTTTCTTTTGATAATGCTACTTGAATATTATTTTCTAATAATTGTTTTTCTTCTTCATCTGGTGATAGCTCAATAAATATACCAAAATCATAGAGATGTAAATCTTGCATTTCCTCCAGCGTACCAACGTTGTGAGCGCCAATAGCTTGAACAAAAGCTTCTTTGGTTGGTGAATATTCAAGTATATCTGATATTCTAAGTGATAAACACTCTGCAGTTTGAGAGGTTAAAAATAAACCAGACTGTAATATGTGTCTTGTGGCTGTGTTGCTATTTGCTGCTGCCATTTTTTGTATACCAACTAAAGCATTTTTATCTGGCGTGCTAGCATCTCTAGCTTCATTTAACCCAGTTACGTCTCTTATCATCTGTAGATAATAATTATACGTTTGAATTAAACTCTGCATTTTTGCACCACCATTACCACTAGCTATTTCTTGTATTGGCACTTTACCTGGATTCATATCTCCATCACTAGTCATTGATCGACCAATAATACTACCAGTTTGGAAGAACATATTTAATGCCTCTTGTGGATTATAATTTGTTCCATTTCCAAGATCAACTTCTGCTAAACCATCTGCATCTAAATAAACTCCATCAGGAACCATTCTTGCCATAACCTGTTGTAGTTTTAAATGCGTTAACTGAATCATATCAGCAAAACCAGTAATTCTACTAACCAACGATTCAATTCTACCTTTATACATTCTCGGGGCAACAATACTATAATTCATTTTAACTTTAGTATAATCACTTTTAGGCCTTATCATGTTTTTTGATAAACCCCATTTAAGTAATTTTTCAGTGCCTAAAACTAAAGCACCATCATATAATACCTCTATTGATTTAGATAACTTTTTAAATCTATCGTCCTCATGAGGTGGATCAAAACTATCATCTTTAGGTATTGCTTTTGACGCGCCAGATGGTGTTTGTTTAACCTTGTAAACATCATTCATATATGTTTTATAATTAAAATATAAAACCTGAACAATATTATTGTCTTTATCAGGATCGCTTGGTGCGTTACTTATGTATTTAGTTACATTATTTCCTTGTTTTTGTGCATCTAGTAAATCTTCATTTGTTAAGTCAGGAAATTGTTTTTTCAATTCGTTTATTGGTATATTTTTAATCTCACCCACGTAGTATATATCATCAAAGTACGGATCTTCTGTATGTGAATACACTAAATTAGCTGGGTCAACATAATCAATAGTAACACCCTCTACGTTATTAAAATTATTTTTAACAGCGCCTATACCAAGAACTGTTAAATCATAATAAAATCTTTTCTTTATTAGCTCATAATTATTACCGGCAAATAAAGTTGTTAAAGCTTGTTCTTCTGCTAGTTCAATAGATTGTTTGTAATCTAATTGCATGTGAACAGCTAATTCTTCTGTTGTTTCTGGTAATACACTTTGATCAGTTTTAAATGTATTAATACCAAATGCTTGCATAGCATAATTACCAACTTCCTGCGTATCCATGTCAAACATAATGTTTTCCATGTAATCAGTTCTTTGCTTTACACTAAAAGGATCTTGCGCATAAGCTTTAATATCATAAAATCTTTCAGCAATACCATTAACTACTATATCTACAAATTTAGGAATAATTGGAACTGGTTTCCAGTCTAAATTAAGATAAGATAAATCACCGTTTATAGATAATTCGTCTTTATATTTTTGTACTGACTGCTCTCCTCTAGCGTATAAACGTAATTTGTGAAAATTATTTTGATTAAATTTTAATCTATCGCCTCCTGACTTAGTACCTAACCATTCATGTTCAATAGCTTTTGCCACTTTTAAACCGTATTCATAGCTACGTTTTTCAGCATCGCTTACCACTTGACTTGGAAAATAATCTTGTTTAATTGGTTTCGCCATATTTATTTTATAATTTGTGATCTATCGCCAGTATTTCTATATCTAGCAAAATTAATATTTACTTTATCTTTTTTTATTGTTGCGTTTGGCTTGTATAAATGTCTGTTACACGCCATTATTGCTAATCCACTACTAATAGTAGCATCAAATTTTGTTCTTTTTGTTATATCAAACCTAGCCCAATCGTTTAGTGTTTTGTTAAAATACATATCACCGTGAGATGTGTCTTGCTTAACACCAACATGCTCTTGTATATACATTTCAATAGCAGACGCGTGCGCTTGTTTTATATCTTCACTTGAATTTGGTATCCCACCTATTTCTTTTTCTGCAACGGATAATTTGTTCCAAATTTTATCAGGTCTATTCATTGAATAACCTCTATAACCTCTTCTACGTAAATGATATAATAACCTAGGTTTATTATTCTCTGCAAGTATTGGCATTCCGTAAAATACTAATGCCATTAAAACATCTTCAAAAAACATCTCAGCCGTTTGTGGTCTAGCTATATATTCTAAAAAAAAATTATTAGCTGGAACTTCCTCCATGCTAAATTTAGTTAAACCATGTAATGCTCCTTTTGATCCTTGACCATCCACTGTTCCTGATATATCATAACTATCACATCCAAAAGCACCTAAGTGTTCATTACCAGGAAACTTAACACCATTTTTTGTTACAATTTTATTTTGTAAATGCTTAGGTGGAAACCAAGATATATTAAATCTTCCTTTTAAATCTGGATAAAATATTACTTGTGTGTCTTTAACACCGTTGACCCACTGAAAATTACCAGTAGATATTTGATTATCACCACCCGCTTCCTCGTTAAAGTCTATTTGTTCGTATATTTTTGCTAAATTAAATATACTGTTATTAGCCTCATCTCTAAAAGCATGTTCTTCAGATCTTGGAAATTGCCTGTAAAATTCATTTAATGCGTCGGGATCATTTTTTAATCCTTCAACTTCATTATTCCAATGATCTACAACGCCTGTATCTATTAACTCACCATAATAATCATATGTTGGATCTGATGGCGTGTCAAAAACTGGCATACCATATTTATCCATAAACCCCTCATAATTCCACTCCATTGGTATAAACAAACTATATAAACCAGATTTAGTTTGTCCATTTTTGTTTCTTTTTGTTACATTAGAGTCTTTAAATAATTTCTTAAAATTATCTCCACCTTTATCTAATGCATTTGATGTTGAACCCATCATACATTTACCAATAACCCTACTACCTAATCGTAAACATGTTTTTGTTACCCTCCAGTTGTTTAAAATATTATCAGGCCTTTCCCATTTACCGCTCTCATCATGTACTAGTAAATTAAGCTTTTCTCCATCATAACTATTATCACCAGTATTTTTCCAGTCAATTGTTGTATCTAAACCTACAATCTCTTCAATCTGTTCATTCGTTTGAAGTTTTTTACGAGTAAACTTTTGAGCCGGGACCCTATATGCAAGTTCGCTTTTTGGTCGATCCATACCATCCTGAATCGGCTTAAAGAAAAACGGGTAATTAACAGATAT